CATTCCAAATAATCGGTATAATTAACACCCTTAATTTTGATATTTACATATAATCTAGTGGGCGTTAGTGGAAATACCGTCCTATTAGCATCACTAATAGGTACACTTTTTAATAATATAGTATTATTATATTCGTCCTTAGAAAAAGGGTCTTCATTATCTTTTGATAACATAATATATGGCGATGAAATTTTTAATACACCAGTAGGCGCTGAAACCTGTAATTGGTTCTTAGTTTTCCAGCCCTCAAAACAAGTTTTTCCTATATCAGCTGTGATAGTTGGAATATAACTTGAGCCACATAGTAAATTAGATATAATGCTTATAATATAATTAGTGGCTGCCTCTGTAAAATGCAAATTATCATTGTTGTAAAACGCACCCGTCAAATAGTAATACGGCATAGCAAAAATGCAAGGCACATAGTTATCGTTAGCCATATTTTTAGTTTTAGTAAACAAATCTTGGTAAGTATCATATGCACAACTAGCAAATATAAAACAAACTTGTGCGTTAGGAAAACTATTTCTAGCGTTCTGAACAGTACTAACAACTTTATCTTTAAGCTGAACCCATGAAAAACTACTATCATTAGCACCACCAACAATATATACATACTTTATCATTTCTTTTTGACTAGCACTCATTTCATTTTTAGCTTGTTCAATTAAATCGTTAAAGGATGCACCAGCCCATGCTCCTAAAAAACCTGCGCCACCTTTACTGTATTCATACCAATTTTTAGCATTTAACATAGAACGAACGCCATTTGGTAATTTGTGATTATAATTTACACTATAAGAGTCACCTATCCATAAAATGTTATCTTTAGTATCATTTTTTCTATCTATAATTTCAGTGTTTAAATGATTTTCAAGTTGAGATGTTTGTTGTCTGTATGCTTCAACTTGTGCGTTATAATTGCCAGTATTAACCCAATAAGTCTTATTACTTATATCAATATTTGCTGGTACAGGGACTTTACTTGTAAAACTATTACCTGCATATGTTACTATTGATAATGCTTCATACTGTAAAGCCTTATCCCATTCACCCATAACTTTAGGTACATATCTAGCACCAACGTATTGCCTGTTAATTAATCCATTCATATTATTTACCTCTCTTTCTTAATAGCTCAATACTAAATGACCATAGTCATAATTTCCAACACCGATATTATTTCCAATATCTAGCCCAGTAGTATTAAAAGTAATACTTTCCCAATTTTTGGGAATTGTATAAATGATATATCCCTCGTCACTAATTGTTACGAAAATCATTGTAGCTAAATATTGAGCTATAATGCTCTCTGCGTAGCTTGTATCAAAATTATTAATCCAATTTTGTACACTCTGTAGTTCCTTTTTAAGCTTGTCTATTTCATCATTTTGTAATTTGTCAGTTTCAATCAAATTATTAATATAAGTTACCATTTTGCACAGAATTTCATAATAGCTTAAGCTGTCATCGTATACAAGTGGTAAAACCTTGAAGCACCAAAACCTAAAAAAATCACTGTCAGAATTGTTCATATTATGCACCCCTTCCTAGTAAATTGTAAAGAATAAATCTTTAAGCTCATCAATAACCATCATATCAATATTTAAAAACGTTTCCCTAAACTTTAGTAACATTTCTGATTGATTGCCCTCATAACCTAAAACTTTGTCAACATACATGTCTTTTCTAGTTCCTTCACCTGTCTCATTACCGCTAGTTGCACCGTTTACTGTACTATTAGTACCATCCGTACCCACATTATGCGTGGCATTTGTTAAATAATCGTTACTGTCAAGTCCAGCAATACCACCCTGTGGTGTATCACTGTAATAGCTCCATGTATCAGTACTTCCGTCAGTTCTCGAGGTATTAGTATTAGTAGCATTGCTCTTAGTGGTTTTGGATTCGCTTCCATAACCTTGATGCGAAACACTCCTGTCTACACTAACTAACGGTTGGATTTTTAACAATTCACTCTCATAAAGTTGGTTATAATAAGGCATTATGTTTTTCATTTTATCACTTAGAAATAACTTCCATCTTCCCACAGTTTCACAACAAATTTCTCGTGTATAGTAATGCCTTAAAATCTTTTTACAAAGCTCAGCGCGGTATTGCTCATCAAAAATAGGAAAGTCGCTAAAAATCTTGTTCCAAGACTTATCGAGTATATCTTCAATGTTATTAAATCCTTTCGACTCTGTAAGATTTGCGGTTGTTTCACAGATAAATCTAATTTGTGTTGTGTATTTACTCATCATCACCCTCCTTCCTGTCATCATTCTGATTGAATACATCACGGAAATGACAACTTATCTGAGTACCGAACATTTCGTTAATCTGCTCACAGGCTTGTTGTCTTGCAAATTCTCTCGAATATCTGTTAGCCATTACACCACCCTGTAGTCTCTGCACTTCGTCCTTAATCATTCTTTCTTTTTTCTGAACACTTATGTTTGATATACCTAAGTAAGTAAGAGCTTCATTCCACAGATTAACCTTTAACTCATAAAGCTTATCTGCGACATAAGGCGCACCAGTTGTGAACACACCAAACGAGCCACCGTCTCCCTCCATGAAATCATTACTAGCAAAAATAACAGGTTGGTTGCCGTCATACTGCATATATGCATTCTGTAGAGCTAATTGTTGATGCTCACTACCTTTAATCAAAATCGGTGTTCTTTGAGCTTTACAATTAATATCAATACTTGCGTCAAGTTCAGCTAGTCTCTTAGCGTATATTTCCATTTTATCTTTACAACACCAATGTGTCATATTATCCCAAATGATAACACTGTCACTTTTTCCGCACACTCGTTGATAACCATTAGAAGCATAAGCACGTCTATCGAACGGTATATTGTAAATATCAAGCTGACCGCCTAGTATACTTCTTAGGCACAGATTTCCCATAACTTCATCATTAAAATACAGCATAGCACTATTTTCATACAGTCCAACTTCAATAAATCGGGCATCTACAGAGCTGGGAAGCCCAACCCATTCAAACGAGCTAATTGCTATTTCCGTAAATAAATCTAAGTATTGGTCAAAAGTGTAAAGCTGATAACAAACGCTGTCACTAAATGAAGTACGCTCTTGTGCTCGTCTTGCTTTTCTTGCCTTACTCAATTTTATCCATCTCCTTTCTAAACTGAATTATCAAGCGAATAATTACCGACTTCATTAGGGTGTTTCCAAAAGGTAATTCCGTTATTAAAATAGCTTTCAATTAAGGCTATATCATCGCTAGGTGCTCCCCCAACTATTGTGCAATCAACAGTTTTTGTGTAATTCCAATGTGGTCTACTTGAAACATTAGGCACTTTAGTTGTATGACAGGCATACCCAAACACGTCAAAATACTTGTCTATTGCTTTAGCATACTCAGCAGTGATAGACTTTCTCTGAGCCTCAAAACACACTTGTCCTTTACCAAAAAGTGCGTTATTAGTAGCATAACTGCCCTTTACATCATTAGCAGAAATACTAGCCGTGTAAGCACTTGTTAATATATTCTGCACACTACCCAGTGCTGAATTACTTGACTGCCCAGTAATCATTCCTGTAGCAGTTTGAACGACTGACGGAATAGCGTTAATTGTAATCGGTACAGCGTTTTGAGCAACCCATGCGTTAAATGCGTCCACATTCCATGAACATAAAGGGAAGCTGTCAAGTGTGATTGTTTCTGTCATATCCATTCTGCCTGTGCCTGTGGTTTTTGTGGACTTGTATCGGTCAAGTCTTAGCACTTCTTGTACTGGCATAGTCATGTTACCAACTATGTTATAATAGGGTGTAAGGTTTTCTGAAAATTCATAGCGTTGAATTAATGTCTGGCCACAATTATTTCTTACTTCATTGAAATTGAACGGATACGTGTATAGTTTCTTGTTTCTTGGCCTGTATCCGTTTATTGTATCACTATTACTAATTGGTACACCAGTAACATTTATTGGATTGGTGTTTCCCGTAAATGTAATATTAACTCCATTGTCCGTAACATTAACAGGCAGTATATCTGTAGGACATGTATAAAGAGCTAATATATTTTCGGGAGTAGTTAAGTACTGATTTAAAAAATTAGTAAGATTTTTACTACCTGTTTCTGTGTTAGCAAAGGCTTTTATTTGATAGCCACTATAAACGCCATCGTATATATACCCTCCTGTTGTGGCAAGTAGTACCATGGTACAAGTACTTAAAGAGCCTAGTCCGATTAACTGAGCGTTCCCATTGTAAACATACTCGCCACATTCAACATTTTCGGGTAAGATATGGTCGCCGATGCTGTCAGTTAAGCTGTGTTCTCGTTCAACAAAGCACTCTTTTATATCAATATCGAACCAATAAGTCTGTATAACATCAATTTGAAAGCTTATCTCAGCGGTAACATTGTTAATATACTCAATACTTGTCACAAATGCATAAAACCACCGAGTGCTGAAAGCTGAGTTTTGAAACATCATGTAATTACAGTCGTATAAGCTGTCTGCTGTAGCCTGTAAACGACATTTACCCTTATTAACTCTGTTGTAAGTTACTTTATCAAAATGCTTTTTGGACTTACTAATAAAATAATCCGCTTGTGTTTTCTTATCTGAAAAATAAATTGAGTGTTTCTGCTGAGTGGAGAGAGGTACTCCACTCAGCATGTACACCTCACTATCGGGCACTATGTACATAATTCATCATCCTTCTTTAGTTAATGAGACTGTATCACCTACAACACTATTGCTAGTGATGGATGTATTTCCTGTGTAGGTTGTTCCATCTAAATCAGCTACAAGCGTGATATTTGACTTAGATTTTGTTGACGGAATTACAATAGCGCCATATTTCTGTACGGCAATACCCTCTGTTGCAAGAGCTTTCGTCTGAACAAAATTAACCGAATTAGGTGCAAGCTTGGCCGTGTCATTCTGTACGTTCAGTGTAAAGATTGTACCAACCTCAGAAATATCTTTTCCCGTGATTTTAACAGTGATTGTTGCAGGCAGGGAAATATCCGCACTACTGTCAACAAAAACGATTGCATTAGCAAAAGGCGAGTAAGAAATAGTTTTCCAACAATGTAGCCAATAATTCCAATATAATCCACTGCCTACACGTGTTTCGTCAAATTCAAATAAGTTATCATAAATTTGAAACCATTCTTCATCAACCAAAACACCCTTAACGTTTTTCATAAGTTTAAGCTCGTCTGCTGTCACTTCTTCAAGACCTGTGGACTCTTCTCTAATGGCTTCAAATCTTTCATTATCAAATGTCGCAAAATCATCAATTAAATGAAGTTTTCCCATGAATGTTGCTTTATCCATATTAAAAGCACTAGCAAGTACTTTAACATCAAATTTAGCGTTAAAATCAGCGTCCATAAAAATACACTGTTTATCAATAGGTGTGTTGTTCTGTACATGACTCTCATTAAATCTACCTGTCATATCAATAGGGAGTAAATTTGATTTCCCTCTAAAAGCTACAGCCACACTATCCATGTCGTTAGTATCAATCTGCTGTGGATATACTTTACCGTGAGAAATTGCTTTAATGAGCAGATACTTAAAAAGTAAGTATTCGTCGTATTCAGCTGACTGATAAACTTGGTCAATAATTGATGTAATAAGATTAGTTACACCGTCAGCAGATGTAAAGGCACGTCTTAATGCCTGTTTCTCAACAGTAATTGGATACATTACTCGCCAATTAGTCGTGTGAAAGACTGACTGAACATTAGGAAGAGTACGTTTAAACTCCCTACTAGCACCCTTCTCGGCATCATATTTTACAGCCTTGATAATACCAACAAAAATATCCTCTACAGTTTCGCCGAATTCGAGATAGCCCTTCTTGAGGTGCTTATAAGGATTGTTAAAAGTTGCACTCTGCATACGCACCAAAGCAATTCTATTAATTAAAGCGTTGATAAATTCGTTGGCATGTGTCGGATTTCCAAAAAGGATTTCACCAACCTTTGGTATGTCCTGTTCCTTATCTATTTTTGGTACATCTTTTTGATAAGCATATGATGCATTATTTCTAATAACATTTAAAATGTCAATTGAGCGTGCATCAAGTTTCGTTTTAGCAATTATTCTAGCCATTATTCGTCCTCCTCTTCAAATAAATCCTCGAAAGAGATGTACTCTTTCTCTTCCTCCTCATGTTCTGTCGGTGTGTCTGGTTCATCTTCCTTTTTTTCAACAAAACGTGAAATATATTTGTCTCGCCACATTTTGTCATTTTCCTCGTATTTATGTTTCCACTCGTCAGCATCGGACGAGTCGATTGAGTCGGATATATCCTCAATAATCTCAATTGTTTCATCATCCTTTCTATCACCGACATATTTTCTTACTTTTTCAATAAGTTCGTCTTTTGATAATTTAGCCATTACCATTCTCCTTTCTTAAAATCGTCTGTGTAACATCATATAAATGGGCATATGCTTTCTTGTTGATGGCGTAGGTGGTGTGGGTGGTGTGGGTGGTGTGGGTGTGCCGCTTAAATATTCAAACCAATTCTTTCCGTTTTGTATTCTTTCGTCAAGTGCTACAACTCCAGCTCGCTCACGTTCAAAACAGTAAGCCTTGACGGCTTCTTCAACGTCCGTTAGTCGAGAAAATTCTAAACCACTATAAGGATAACTTTTAGTCGGTATCCACTGGCCGCCATATCCTTCAAGTACTTCGGCATTAATAAGCTGACATTGTAAGTTGCCATCTTTCCATTCCTTACCTTGAGCACTTGCGTAGTCAGTGAGGTTTGCTGATGGCGTCCACTGAATAAGACCCCATCCACTAGATACACTTTCTCTTTCTTTCAGACCGGGGTTTAAGGTGCTTTCTCTCTGGATATTTCCGAGCATACCACATATACTTTCAAGTGTGTATTTTCCAGTAAAATAAGTGTTAAACTCTACAGCGTTATTTTTCATCTGCGCTTGTGTCAGATACTTCCTAGTACCTTCAATAACTACCCATGACATTAAATCACCTCACTAAGAAGTGCTTTCCATGTATTGTTACCACACTCCCCATCATTTAAAAGGTTATGGTCTTTCTGAAAATTAATACATGCAGATACACACCCTTTACCGTATTGAGTATCAATTGAACCTGTATAATATCCTAACTTTGACATTAGTATTTCAAATACAGTAACATCGTTATTTTTAGTACCTTTTTTCAATAAAGACATATTTGCTAATTTCTCCTTTTTAAAATCAACAATTCTTTTAACGAGCACTAAGTCGTTTCGATGAGAAATATTAGTAATTGAAACACCCTTACCCTTGTTTGTTTTTGTGTTTTTACTGTTTCCTATCGATTCAATCATCTGTGTGCCACTAATAGCAATTGCTATGTGAGTAATTCTCTTGGTTGATTTGCCAAAATAAAGTAAATCACCACTTTGAATATTTGTTACTTTTTTGCCTAATGCTGAGTAGCCTTGCGCTGTAGTTCTTGGTACTTTCATGCCACACTTATTCAGCACAGAAAATACAAAACCACTACAATCATATCCGCCCTCGGCTTCGGACTCTCCACCCCAAACATAAGGCTTTCCGAGATATTTTCTCGCTGTTGTTACAATATCACTACTTGTCATTTACATTAACCTCACTGTCAAGCCTATCGCAAAGTTTTTGAAGTACAACTGTATTATTGTTGAGTGCATCTGCGAACTTGTCGGTCTCTTCTTTATGTGCATCATTAATTTTATTAATGTAATAGCACATAATTAAACACATGCCTATGGGAAAGCCAAGTGTTGAAATCAATGTTGATAACTCGTTTATCATAGTGTTGACCTCCTTTCTTTTTTCTTATTATAGCATATTATCCACAATTTATCAACATTAATTTGACAAATTGTTGATAATTTGTTATAATAAACTAAAGGAAGTGGATAAATGAAAGAAATAAAATACTATGACGGCACTAAGCTATTAAGCATGAAAGATATTAATGGGAATGTACCCGAAATTTATATATCGACATCGAATAGAAGTGCAGGAAAAACTACATATTTTAATAGATACCTAATTAATCGGTTTTTAAAGTATAATGAGAAATTTTGCTTACTGTACAGATTTCAAGACGAATTAAAGGACTCCGCGGACAAATTCTTTAAAGATATACATAATCTTTTTTTCTCAGCATACAACATGAAAGCTGTACAAATTGGCAATAGTAAAATGTATGAATTATTTCTGTGCAGTGCATACGATGAAGAGGATGAAGGAAAATCCTGTGGCTATTCTGTTGCTCTAAATTGTGCGGATAAAGTAAAAAAATATTCTCATTATCTGAGTGATGTAACAAGAATACTTCTTGATGAATTCCAATCTGAGACTAATCATTATTGTGCTGATGAAGTCAGTAAATTTATAAGCATACATACTTCAATAGCAAGGGGTAATAATTCTCAAGTTAGATATGTTCCTGTTATAATGATTTCAAACGCTGTGACACTTCTTAATCCGTATTACACAGCTTTAGACATCACTGAGAGATTGACCTCTGACGTTAAATTTTTACGTGGGGATGGATTTGTTCTCGAACAGGGATACAATGAAAGTTCCTCTAAGTTACAGGAAAGCTCACTTTTTAATAGAGCTTTTAGCAAATCTAATTATGTAGCCTATGCGTCACAGAATGTCTACCTCAATGATAATAATGCCTTCATTCAAAAAATAACGGGTCAGAGTAGATATTTATGCACACTTAAATATAAGGGTGAAGAATATGCCATTAAAATGTTTGAAGAACTAAGCATAGTTTATTGTGACAAGAAGGTTGACCCCGATTTTAAACAAAGAATTTCAGTCACTACAGATGACCACAATATCAATTTTGTAATGCTCAAAAATAACGGATGGTTAATTGACTATATGCGATACTTCTTTGATAGAGGTTGTTTTAGATTTTATTCGCTTGATTGTAAAGAGTGTGTTCTCAAGGCTTTAGCATATTATTAACGGTATCTGCGTTAGTTATTTTTGTAACTTAGGTGTGAAAGGCTCTTTGAAATATAAGACATGCCTATGTTGTTGGGTGTATGCCTACCCATGCATTAAGAATTAACGTTATAGATATATTAAAGAGACAGGTGTTATTCTGTCTCTTTTGTTATGTTTCACGTTGCTATGCATTTCTACATTGATACAGTGTATCAATGTATGAATGAAACTTTTTATCTCATTTTATATGTTGTCTCCTGTAATACTATCCCTCCTCTTATTCTCACTGGCCTCAGTTTCCCGTAGACTTCCAAACCCTGTTTAAAATCTGCAAGCGTTCTCTTTGTTTTTAAAAATTCCTGTTGAATTGGTGGGTATTTCTCAAGTTCTTCATCTGTCACCCCCTCCATTGATTTAAGAAATAAATTTTTACACCTATCAGGCATACCTGCACATTTTACATTATAGTATGGCTCATTAATTGGTTCTTCATCCTCATGTGTAACATGCTCAATATAAGTTTTCTGACGAACAAAAATCGCCTCATCCCAAAAGCTCTCGAGCTTCCAACAACAAAAATTAGATGGATGTATTTTTATTCCTTTAATATTTTGCTTCATAGTACAACAATGAATGCTATCTGTGTCAGCGTATACAAAATATTTGTAGTTTTGCTGTGCGGCTCGAATAGTAAAATTTCTAGCATAACTTGTTATAGCTGAACCTATAGGAATATACATAACTTTCTTTTCGTGTTCTTCAAATGTCGTAAAACCTAGTGAGCCATTGTCCTTCTCTCTTGCCACTTTAAAAGAGGATATATCCGAACTGCTAAGTTTTCCATATAAGTTATTTAAAAAGAGTTTTGCTAGTGTTCGCCTTGCCCCTGTACTATTTTGCTTAATTTTCTTATACTTATTAATATACTCGTCAAAAATTCCTGTTATAGTTCTAAAATAACATCCATCCAATAACTCAAAATCTACAAGGTTGTAATGCTCTTGTAACAATTCAAAATCCGTTTGAGTAAGTACCATTTCAACAATAGCTTTTTTAATATTTCCGTCAAAATCTTTGTACCATGTGCATACATTTCCTGTATCTTTATCAACTATATCAGATGTTTCAAGCATTTCAGTGGCCTTATAGAAAAAGCTACCTTTAATCTGTATAAATGGTAATTTATTTTGTTTCAAGTAAAAACGCGTGCGAATACGAACAAAATAATAATATTTATCTGTAAGACATTTTGGTGGGATTTTACCTTTGAAAAAAACTGGTTGACCATATGGGTAATAATTTCCACTTTCTGAATGCATCATAGATGGGTACAAGCTATTAACATCTGCTGTGATACCCGCTCTGTAAATTCTGTTTTCACATCCTTTCTTTAGATAACACCAACCTCCTCTATATGAGTGTCTTATATACTCGTCAGCGTTTGAGTATTTATATTCATGTGGGTTTAATTTAAACTGTGTTAAATCAGGGAAAAATGCTTGATAGTCTTGTTTGTCAACTGTAGCTTTAAATTCAGAGAGACAACATGAGCCGATAGTAAGTTTTAAGTGCCCATCTGCCTGCATGATTTCCAACGCTTCTTTAACTACTAGAACATCATTAGCAATATAACGTTTTTCGTTATCTGTAATCGGACAACCTGCGTATCTATGGCCTTTATACTCCATATTTAATTTTCGGTGCTTTGTTTGAAAACTTTTCCCAATTTGTTCAACTGAAAACGGCAAGAGCTTCAAACTATCTCTAATCTCAATCAATGCATACGGTGTCTTGATAAGTATACTGTACCACTGCCCCATGTCTGAAATTGAATATACAAAGGATTTTGGCGTTAAATCTTTTTCTTTTAAAAAGTGTACATCACTAGCATTATTAGGGTTTACATAAAGTTTTTGTTCATATTTCAAATCTTGTAGTAAGAACGATAGCCAAAACGAACCATCAAACTTTAAGTTATGGTAATATATGCAAATATTCTGCTTTAAGTTATAAAGATAATTATAAGTCTCTCTAATAGAATGATGAATTTTAACATCCTCTGTGCCTAGCTCAACAACTGATGAAGCCCACACCTCCGTGAATGTCTGGCCTTCATATACAGTGGTTTCAAAATCACCCACCATATATTTCATTTGCTTTTTCATATTTCTTCCCACGTTTCATCCCTGGCTAATGCTTTATCAATTTCTGCTTGTTCTGCATCGCTTGGTAAATTGCCACTTATTAACGTATATAAATGCTCTACGGCTGTCCTTGATACAGCACTATCTGGATGATATTTAATTATAACTTCACAAGTTGATAAAAAATCCTCGCTTGCCTGCGCTATGGAATACAGAACAATGTGTGCGCCATACTTTTCAATTTGTGAATTTAAAAGATTGTTTAACAAGTCTGCTGACTCAGATTGTTGTATACCTACATTTGCTATCATGGACTGTACTTTATCCCACACTAGTTTTGAAGCATGAAACATCTGTTGCCATTCTCTGTCTGACTTAATCTTGTCGTAATCTTCTTGGTCTTTTTTTCTTCTCCTAGTCTCCCATGCTTTCCTTGAAGCTTCTTCTCTTATTTCTCTTTTTCTCTGCTTAACTGTTATTGGTTGTCCTGTTACTGCACTGATGGCATAAGCTTTGTTATAAAGCTGTGCAGGACGAATTTTTGATAGCCTTCTTACTGAACCACTTGTGATAGTTTTTGGTTTTGGTGGTATAAGGTTAGGCTCAAACACATAACCTCTTTTTTCTGCGTATCTAATAAATCGTTTAATTCGATTTCGCTCTTTATTATATTCCTTCAAGAGCTGTGACTTCTTAGTTGTCCTACCCATACACTTTAAACCTCCTATGCTTATAAGTAAAAAGGGGGGTAAAATCCCCCCCACCTTTATTAATAAATACTCTAAATAATTAAAGTACCATTAATTGGTAAAATTTTCTACCGCTATTGGATGTATTCTCACATACCTCTATAACGGCATGTCCATCATCTGATATGATGTCCTCAAGCATATCTAACGCTTCATTAACAGTCTTAGAAATGCTTGTAAAAACTGCTCCGTCTTTATCAACAAGCACTGATACTTCTACGGGGTTGCCGTCCTTGTCAGTATCAGCATATGAGCCGACATTAACAACGTCAATCTGTAACCCCTTCTCAATTTTCTGTGATGATGCCTTTGCATTAAATAATTCTTTCTTTGATAACATGATATTAACTCCTTATTTTACTGTGCTGTGTCTGCTTTGTTTGTTTCGTCTACTGCTTTGCCTGTTATTACTTCCTCTGCTTCTTCAATGTACTTACTGAGTGACATTGAGTATGTCTTTGTGACTGCTTTCTTGTCTGTGATTGCTGAGATTTTAAAAGTATCTGTCTCATACATCTTACGGATGTAATTAAACAGTTTTGCTTCATCTTTCGGCACTTCACTTGCATAAACTGGGTAAGTCTTAGTCATAGGCTCGCACGTATCTACATCCATTCCAATTACTGTGATGTTTAGTGTGCTGATTGTCCTTGTTACGCTTGGTTTTCTCATTTTAAGTCCTCCTTTTTTCTTTGTCATGAGTTTTTTGCTTTGTAACTTATTGTAACTTGTTGTAACATGCACCGTTGGTGCAAAGGCTAGTGAGTGGAATTGCACCACTCGTCAGCTTGATTACTGCTAGTTAAGATTTATTAAGAAATATGCTCTATCAATATCTTTTTCATATACGATAGTCACATCGTGTACTAATGCATTCATTAACTCATCTGGTATATTCTCTGATGTGCCTTCATATACAATACTAGATATATCATTATCATAGACCTTAATTGTCTCGTTTTGTAAAACTAAATATAGATTATAAAGTACCATTTTAATTTCCACCTTTACTTTGATATAATATATCTTCCTTACAAGTATTATAATACACTATATGTTGGAAAATGTCAAGCATTTTTTTCAAAATTAATAAATTGATATGTAAAGAATACCTTCTTTTAGAGAAAAATGTTTAACAGGACTAGTGATATATTTCATCAATTCAATAGTACTCAAGCGCCTCCCGTTTCTATATGCTTTTACCTCGTAACACGGTAATACATTCATTAATAGTAATACGTCACTTACCTTTGGTACATTAGTGTCAATATATTGAGAAATCATTATTATTGTAATTATAACGAATGTTGTTATAACTAATACTTCATATATGTTCATTTATTAATCCTCCAATATAATAAAAAGTTCATTTATAAAGGTACGCTTAACATTCACTTTTTAACTTATCCCTCCATTCTATTACTTCATCAATTATGATATCCGCTAACGCTCTAGCTGTGAGTTTAGAGTCAAGCAATCCAAACGGTGCTTTAAATATATGTCTATATCCGTCAGCATATATATAAAAGATTGTTGATGATATTGAAGGTTCAATATACGTTTCAACTTCACAATTAGTAAACTGCGGAGATGCTTGTATTAATGTTTTAACTACTTCTAAATATTGAGCGTGCATAATTTCATCTTCACCTCCTTATCCTCTACACAATAATTGCTATTACAAGACAACTGCCATCATTATCATATGACTCACTATAAATATGCTTCACATCATAATCACCGTATCTTAACGGTATATCTTTTCCTTGACCTGACCAATATTTATAATAATTTGCCTGGTCAATTATTGCCACATTATCATTTAGCATGATAGGTCTGAATATTTCTTTAACTGTCATGTTCCTCGCCTCCTTCATATTGCAAAATAAACCCCCCACCATCCGACCATTAACAAGGCATTGTGTCATCTCTGTTAGTCGACTTACTTTACAAGTATGATTGTCACTTACCATTGACTATTCATCATATGCCTTCCTCATTTCCTTGTTTCTATATACATTATATCAGTT